TGTGCATACTTCTGGTAAATGGTACGAGAAAGTATGTGACGAAAAAGGAAGACCTTTATATATTTGTAATAGCGATCATTATCGCTACATGATTAAATGGAAGGATAATAAACCTTCGATTAAGTACAAGGCTCCAAATGGTTGGAAATGGATTAAATTGAATTAAAATTAATTTTAATTCGTTTTAACGACTCTTATTCTGAGTCATCCTCATCACCATCATCAATTGGCTCAGGCTCAGGAGTTGGCTCAGGCTCAGGAGTTGGATCAGGAGTTGGCTCAGGAGTTGGCTCAGGGTTTACTGGAGGGTCTGGATCAGGAGGTGTATTTGCCCAAGTTCTTAAAGCAGGAATAGCCTCGAGGATTGAGTTCATCGCAATCGCAACTTCTGGCACTTCATTTACCGAATCCCAAAAAGTTTTTCTTCCGTTTGCTCTGCTTGGTATATTTAAATATTCTACACCTTCATTATCAGCAGTAGTCCAGATCTTATCATTGGTAGAATCATAAGGTAACATTTCTATGTTTATGCTTCCTTGATTATTTCCAGATGCATTTATTTCTGGTGAATAAATATTAATACTGCGTAACCAAACAGAATCAAATGTTTCTTCTGGTCTAGCAGGAATAACGAAAGGTTCATTTCTGGGTATTGGATCTCCTAAATTGTCTTCTGGCATATTATATATTAATTTTAATTATTTAAATTTCTATTTTATAATTACACTTGTGTAAATAATAATGTGAATTTAATTGTTGTATCTGATTTAACCACGAAAGAAGGATTATATTTTAGGTATTTGACAATGACTGCAAAATCGCATTTAGAATTAGATGTTGTAGTAGAAGCTAGAAAAGAACAAATAGATTATTACTATAAACTACTGAAAAAAAAGGGTTTATATGATTATGTTTCAGAGATTGTTCCTCCAGAATATGAAGTTGATGGAATAAGATTAGACACAGAATTAAATTATCCTTTAACAGTACAAACAAATTCTATTCATGTTTTTAATGTAACTTTTTTAATAACACAAATTAAATCTTTAGCTAAAATAAAAAAAGATTTCTTTTAAATTTTTAAAAAACTAAACTAAATTAACTGTTTATTTGGAAAAATATCATTCGATCTGGGACTTATTTGCCGCAAAATGATTCGATCTGGGGGGTACTAATTTATAAGACTTCCAGTCGCAAATTGAGTTTTTTAAATCATTTTTTGATTTTTGTTTGTATTCTGTTCTAAGTGATAAATCGTTTTGTATTACATTATTTATATGATTAACACGTTTTTTGTCTTGGAAGTCGCAATTTTGATGTGTGTTATAAAAATAAACTTTATTTTTTATATAAAAGCAATGCTTCTTTCCTGACATTTCCGCCATCGGAATATACATTATAACATCATCTGAGTATTTAAACATTTGACCATTTCGATAACATAGATCTTTGTTTTTTATATTTTTAACAAGAAAAAACTTATGGCTTTTTAAATGTATCAAACAAAATCTTTGTTTTCTTAAACTTGTAGACCAATCAACAGGAGTAGACCAACCCTCTGGGAATGCATGACTACCATCATGAACGCAACCACCATAAGTTAACCAGTAACCATTGCTGTATATTCTATTAAGATGATTTAAAACATTTTCATGTAATAAATAATCATCGCCATCTAATGTAACTATTACATCCTCATCATTAGGTTTAGCGTGGTTTACAAAATTTATTGTTTTATTATATACTCCACACATATTTTGTGTGTTTTTTATAATTTTTATTCTTGGGTCACCATTTGCCGCTTCTTCGGCTAAAGATACAGAGTTATCAGAACTGTTATCATCAATTACATACATCTCCCAATTTTTATAATTCTGATCAATTGCTGATCTTATACATCTAGCAATCCATTTTTCAAAGTTATAACAGACAGTTACGAATATATATTTCATTTTAATTTATTTAAAATTAATTTTATTGCACACCACATATCTAAATATTTATAATTAGCAAGTCTACCCAAAAATAAAACATTATTTTCTTTATTAGCAAGCTTTCTATATTTTAGGTACAAGTCTTTATTTCTTCCAAAACATTTAGGATAATATGGAATGTTATAGGTGTCATACTCCAAAGGGAACTCTTTAGTTATTACTGTTGTATTTTGGTTATGTTTAAAATTAAAAAAGGAGTGATCATATTTCCTAGTATATGCAACATCTTTAGTGTTTTGATTTTCAACAACGTAATTCATTTTGTTATTTGTCACCTTATGCTCAAACTCTAAGCTCCTGTAAGGTAAAAATCCATAACAATAATTAAAATAACTATCTACACTACCTGTATAAATGGTCAAATCTGCTTTGTCTTTTCTCCATTCATATTTGTCGCAAGCTAATTCAATATTGACTCCTTTCAACATTTCTTCAAACATTTTAGTATATCCATATTTAGGCATGCATTGATACTTTTCATTTTTGTACCAAGTAGGATCATCTAGTTCTGAAGTATCTGGAATTCTATTACAAATAGATTTAGGCAACTTTTCAAACGCAATACCCCATTGCTTTTCAGAATAATCTTTAAATATTATTTCTTTTATTTCATCAAGAGATAATTCTCTACCTATTTCTTTTATAGTTTTTTTACTATAAGGTAAAGATATTAAACCTAATTTGGTTTTACCTTTAGGTTTATATTCAAAAGGAAACCAATCTGTAAATCGACTTAAAAAACAAAAAACATCTTCATCATTTGTATGAAATATGTGAGGTCCGTATTGATGAGTTAAAGTTCCACACAAATAACCATCATAACAATTACCACCTATATGAGACCTAGTATCATATATTTTTACATCATAACCTTTGTTTTTTAAAATATTTGCAGCAGTGATACCTGATAATCCACAGCCTACAATTTTTATTTTAGTCTTCACACTTTGATGGTAAAAAATAAATGCTCTTGCTTTTCTCTAAAAAAAACTCCTTTATTTCATGCACATTAGCATAAATTAATTCATCGTAATTTTTATGGCCATATGAACCTTTTCTTTTGTATATTTTATATGGCATACCTTTAACATAACTATCAACTAGTCTATTAGTAATAACATTTTTTTGAGTTCGTATCTCGGCAAATTCTTTAAGAGTTGTCATGTGATATATATTAAAACCACCCTCAACTTCTTTAGCTAAGTAGTCTGAGTCTCCATACATCCAACCATCATCCCCTTTAGTATTTTTAAACTCTAAAGTTATAAAGTTATCATCCTTTGCTTGATTTCTACCAGGAGTATTTCTATTTTTGACTTGGAACTTTAATATTTTATTTTCTTTTGTTTTAATAATGAAGTCTACTTTATTAACACAATCTTGTTCCTTATTTGCTTTGCGAACCTTATTACCTCTACTAATCATAAGGTTTTTAAAATTGTTTTCTGTCTGACGACCTGCGGTCGCAGATGATTTGTATGTATTTAGTCTATTCATTATTAACTTTATCTCTCCACTTAGGGTAAGGTTTATTATTAGCTATTTTAAAAATTTTTTTAAATTCATCACTCCAATCACTCTTTATAAACCCATCTTCAGGAGTTCTTGGTGGTAAATATACGTTAAGTTTATTATCAATACAATACTTTAAAATGTTTATTACATGTTTACTATCTGTATGTTTAGCTATTTTTAAATCCCACTTAGAGTTATCGCTAATCACATAATTACCATTTAAAACATCAACTAAAGCATCTACCGTTAAATCGTCACACTTTTCAGTAAATTCTAGCTCAGAACAGTCTTCATCATATTTAAACTTTTTTACTTTTAAAATTTTACCAGAATCTATTTTTTTATCTATTTCCATTATAGATACTCCCCACTCTCCACTATTTAACATTCTACCCCACACTAAAGACGCTCCACCTTGTACATCAGGTAGAATCGCTCCATGATTTCCTACAACAGTAAAAGAATTTATTATTGATTCTGGAACAATTCTAGAGTCACCTAATAATATAATTAAATCAATTTTTTTTTCTTTGCAAGCATTTTCAAAGAGATCCCATTCATTTGATCTTATAATACTTGGGGCATCTACATAACGATATGATGAGAGAAAACTGGCAAATGATATTGAATTGACTTTTTTATTAACAGATTGTCTATCAAGGCCAAGTATTATTTTTATTTCAACATTAGACAGCTTTTTTAAAGCTGTAAGTCCTTTCAGAGTCAGTTTTGTATTACCTACAACTGCTATTTTAGTGATAGAATTTTGTCCGACCATCTTTTGGCTATCTCATTATATCCTTCATGAGTAAAATGAACTCCATCGATTAGATAGTCTTGCATTCCCTCCATAGAGCAAACATCAAAATCTAACGTAGTACTTAGATTTTTAATTAATTTATTATATTTTAAAGTCCAATCTCTATTCCTTGCATAGAAGGGGCTAAAAGTTAATTCAGGCAAAGTTCCGACAATTGGAATCATGCCATTAGCTTTTATTGATAAAATTATTTGTCTTAAATTATCTTCGTAGATATTTAAAGGGGTAGGTTTTTTTGTATCATTTGTACCAATCAATAATAAACATATTTTTGAGTCTCTATTTGACTTTATAATATTCCAAGATCTCCTGAGCAAATCTGAGCTTGTCTCTCCATTTATTCCATAATTGTGACAAATGTAAAAGTCTCCAGTTTTTTCTGAAAGTATTTTGCCCAACTCAGCGGGATAAGAACGGCCATATTTATCTCTGGCCCCATAAGTTAGAGAATCTCCAAGACATAAAATTTCATTCCAAATCATTTCAGTATACTAAATATTATTTTCAAATTTTCAACTTATTTGGCTTTATTTCGTTCGATCTTGGACCTTTCCTCAATTAGCATAGCTTTAGCTAAGATAGCATAGTTTACAATATCATCACAAGCATCTTCAACTGTCTCGTTCGACACGGATAATTCTTTGTCGTTAGTGAAAGAATTTATTCTTTGTATTTTGTCTATCACTCTTATCAGTAAACCTTTGACTGGGTGCAAGCCTATTATCTTTGATGAGTTAAAGTTGGCAAAGATATCATTGGCTGTTTTGCCACCAGTATAATCATTATTTTTCTTTACCATGATTGATTTGCACTTGGAACAAGTGTCTTCATGGATTTCTAATAGTTCATTTATATTCATTTTTATAATCTTCTAAATTTAATCCTACTTTTAGTTTACCTTTATGTATAAGCCTATGACAGTTTGGGCAAGCTATTGTTAAGTTTTTGTACTCATCTGTTCCACCTTTTGATCTTGGTACTATATGGTGAATATCGCATTTATCTTTTTTCCATCCACAATAAAAACATTTCAAATCACCAAATTCTTTGTATACCTCAGCACTTAAATGATATCTATATTTACCTTGTGATCTAGCAGCTTTAATTGTCGCTTTTGACTTACGGTTACCACAACTTCTTGAACAATGTTTCGCATGACTGCATTTAGTTTGAAAAGCTTTGCCACATACTTCACATTTTTTTTTTATTAATTTTCTATTTTCATTTTGGTATGAACAAGAGCAACTTTTTGAGCAAAATTTGGCATGACCTCTTTTTAAATTAGATAGTTCAGCAATAAATTCTTTTTTACAGTATAAACAATTAACATTTACTTTTTTAGACCCCATCACATATCATATCTATGACATATCTAAATCTAATTCTTGTTGCGTTGGAATGACATTATTAAAATACGCTACTTCATCAATCAGCTCTTGACCTAATTTATTTCCAAATGATTTTTTTAAAATCTCTCTTAATTTATCGTTATAATATGTAGCTGCTTGTTCCTCTATCTTGAAATTTTTAGTTACAAGAAATCGATTATTAGTTCTACGATTTAGCTCTAGCTTACACCTGTATGTCTTAGATTTAATATTTTGCAAAGTAGAAACTCCTTTAAATTTTGACCCGTTTTTTGGACCAGTGTTTAAATGTTGTTCTATATGAGTGCAAAATCTAAGATTATTGTATTCATCATTTTGTTCGTTTCGATCAATATGATCCAAGCTAACAATCAATCTTAGTTCGGTTCCGTCCTCAGTTACAATCTGAATATCGTCTCCATATTTCAAATTAAAATGACGAACTAAAGGGCTTCTACCTACTAACTCAGGAAAAGTTAGAGCTTTAACAACTCCTACTCTAACTTGTTTATCAATGCCTTCATCACAGACAGGCCAATAATATCTACTGGCTGCTTTGTTGGGGTATGTTTTTAGAAACTTATTAAGTTTTCTTGTAGAGCTTTTAAATTTCCTTACTAAGTCTCCATCTGTATTTAAAAGATAATTTTTATAAATTTTATTTCTAGTTACTAAAGGTCTAGTTTCTAAAGGGTCTTGCTCAATAAAGTTCTCAGCTTCCTCTATAAATTGATTTATCTCCTCATCAGTAGGATAACGAACCTTATCTTTATCACATTCTGGGATTACGCCTAACCAACAGATACTTTTTTCTTCTTCTCTCATAAAATTATGCTATATTATGACCATTAGATGGATTTACATCTGGTAAATTTTGTGGAGGCTCTATTAGCGGCGGTTCTGGAAGTATTAATATTTGTGGCAATGGTGGCATAAACTCTTCTTTATTATCTTGGCTTTCATGAAAAGAAGTGACGGCTACAGCAAAAAACACTGCAACCGTCACTATTATGCCAACTAGTAAAGTAGTTCTCATTTTTTTGACAGATGTCATATTAATCTGGCTGTTTAGATAATCTTAGTGAAGTCCACATACCAAAGAATATCATAAATAATCCTGCTAACCCTACTAATGCTCCATGTGTTAGCGGTTTTTCTAAAATTACTTCCAACGCACCCAATACCATAGGGAATGCAATGCAAAGTATATTAATTGTGGCTAATGTTTTATTCGTCATATTATTTTATTATTATTAAGTGGGGCTTAAAGATTTTTATTTTGTTTTTTTTCATTCATCCTTCTGATATGTCTCGCCCACATCTTATCTGCCATTGTTTCTTCATCCTCGTTTGATTGCGTTTGAATGTTAAATGCTTCTAATTTTAGTCTGGTTATTTCTGCTTCTACTAAAGAATTGTAAATTCTAATTGGAAATCGAAAAAAAACTTGCAATGTGGTAAATACACCTATAAAAACTGAAACAAAAAGACCTACAGTAAGTCCTGCAATTAAAGATATTACAGCGTACACAAGTTTTAAAATTTTAAAATGCACCATTTAAAGTTTTGAATAATGTATTGTATAATTATCAGGCTTAATACCTATAACATTAAAATCTATATATTCCACCGCCTCATCGTAAGACATCCCCTCTTCCTGAAAATATTTAAGTATTTTTTCATACTCATAAATCAAAAAACCTCTTTGATCTACGCCTGTAATACAATCATCTAAACCTGTAAACTTTATTGCTTCATCATCAATAAAAAAATCTAGTTCTTTTATTTCTTCCCAAGTTATATTATCAAATGAGCGATACTTATTTGAGCAAACAGAAAAAAACCTTAATATTATTAATAATAATATAAGCCATCCAAAAAATATGCATAAATATAACATATTTTTAAGATTACTTAACTAAATGCCTATGTCAAGACTAATCTTAAGAATTTTCTTCTAAACTTTCGTCTGATCCTGCTTCGTCTGGGACTAATTCAGGTTCAGCAAGAAATGGCTCAACAATTTGATCGTCAGGAGCAGCAGCCATTTCTATTTTTTTAGTTAATGCAATAGCTGCCTCGGCGACATTTAAACCTCCAGCTTTTACAGCTATGTCTAGAAGCTGAACTAAAACTGTTAATTCGTTCTCTGTGTATTGAATAGTTTTCATAAAAATGTATTATATACTTAAATGTATATTATTGTTATTAAGTAAATTTTCAACAATAAGTGTAATTATATTTAAATTATATATATTATGGCGGGAGACCTTCTACAAAGAATTCACTCAAACTTGTCAACAGGTTCTGGTGATTGGGCTAGTGTCAGGACTGAGGTAACTGGCGCATATGCAAGTCAAAACGGTTCTGGAGTAAATTACGTATATTTTTCAAATCACGTAATAAGAGAATTTAATGATAAAATAACAGATTTGAATTTGCCAACTGGACTTTATCTAAGCCCTTTTGATGCTGGATCTAGATATACAGGCACAGGAAATTTTAGCAATTTTCCTGCTTAAATTAGCTAAAAAACCCCCTAGCCCAAAGGGGAGGGGGTGTCTAAGAAATTAGTCTAGAATTAATCCTCAGACTTCTGCTTGGCTTTACCAATATTAAGGGCTGCCCAATCTATAAGAGCGTAAATTTTAGCCCAGATTGATCCTTTCTTAGGAGTAGGTGTAGCAGCAGTGACCGCAGAAGCAAAAGCTACAAGCGCTGTTAAAACACCAAACCAAGGGTTGTCTTCAATAAGTTTAAGTAGTATTTCCATAATATATTAAATGGTTGTTATTATTAATTACACCTAATCAGGTTGAACTATGTAACCTTTTTCTTTGATTTTAGACCAAAATTGTCTATCTGACCATTCTTCACGAAATCTTTCTTGGTTGGCTTTGACCCAACGATCATGTGAGTCTTTGAGTGCTTTCATGGCAGATGTTGAACTTTTCCAATCTCCAACTTTCGTATCTGTTTTTCTATCAACTTTATAAATTTTAAAAAACTGTCTAAATATTTTTAAATGTGATAACTCAATATCATGCAGCTTAGAGTATTTATCTTTTGGCGACCAATGTGGAACAGCTATCAATTTATTATCAATCTCTCCATCATCTTCAAAACCAAGCATGCCCAGTACACGGCAACTTACTAAAGTACCTCTATCGATTGGATCATGATTGAAAACAAGAACATCCAAAGGATCATTGTCTAATGCAATAGTTTGAGGTATAAAACCATAATTAATTGGATATTGCAATGATGAGACCAAGCATCTCTCTAATTTAAATACATTTAAATTCTCATCATACTCATACTTTGTGTTAGTTCCTTTAGGTATCTCTATAATGCAATTGACATGATCATAATCATCATGAGTTGTAGGTATATCATTTACTAAATGCATTTTAAATTGACAAATTTAGGGGCGATTTCTTCTATCTCTTCACATAATCTAGCTATCTCATCTCTAGACATTTTCGAAGCATTGTTTTTTAATTTAGTGACTTCCCAACAAAATCTTGAATAAGTATCGTCCTGATTACATTTATAATCAGCCTCATTGTCATAAATGAAAGTGTCAAACACTTCATATCTTGTAGAGTCTATACATTTTTCCATAGGGTCGAACATGGAGTTGCCGACAACAAATAAAAATATATCCTCCTTTTTAACTGAAATTTCGTGCTTATCAGACATGTTATTATACAAAATATAATAATAAACAAGTAAGTTCAATCTTCAAATATTTTTATAATATTCTTATCCTACTCCTTATTTTAGAAACGTGGCGTTTTTTCTCTAAAACAGACCCGCCCTCACGACTGCCAGCCCCATTTGTATTACCCTCTATAGTAACTACATAACCGCTTGAGTCTATATCCTTTACAGCTAAACCTATATGAGAAAATGTAAATACAACTATATCTCCAGCTTTAATATTTCCATTTGTTGGTTTACGAAGATCTATGCCATTTGCAACCTGCTGTTTAGCCCAATTCTCAAAATCCCATGCGCCAGCAGTTCTTGGTCTTTTAAATTTTATATCCTCACCATCGATAGCCTCTCTAACTAACCAACAGATGAAAGCTGCACACCAAGGCCAACCTTTATCTGGATCAAGCCAAGTAGCTGCTTTGTATTCATCTACTCTCGGCCCACAATTGCTACCATCGACTTCTGAAACTCCTATCTCATCTCTAGCCAATGAAACCATTTTTTGCGGTATATTTCCATCTGAGGCTGGGGTGTCTTTAGTAGATAATTTTGCTAAGATAGCGTTCCAAGTTACAGGACCATCTGCACCATCAGCAGAAACGCCTAATAATTTTTGTACAGCTTTTACTACTTCTTTTTTTCCTTTAAAATTCATTTTAATTACATTTTTTACTAAATGAAGCGCATATGGACATTACAAAACATAAAGCTAGTAAAGTGCATATAAAATCAGAAAACCTGTCTATTTTTTTATTTAGGATTTCTGATTGCTCTTCATTATAATACATTTTTGTGTCCATAATATTATTTATGGCATCTATAGTGGGGTCAGTCATATCATACATCCTAGGTATAGAAGCTTTAATCATTTCTATATCCCCTTTTTCTGCCCACTCAATTAATTCATTAACATATGCATTTATCTTTTTTTCTTGTATAAATACAAAATCAGCATACTCTTGCTCATCTGGCGTTATATCTTTTTTATATCCCTCTAAGTACTCATCTTTATAACCGCTTTCCTCTTTTAAAATGTCTATCATCTCTTCTGGTGTCATTGTGCTATGAGATGTTTTAATTACAGAGTTAACTATTATTACACCGTACCAATCAAAACACATTCCTATCTCCATAATAGAAGACTCTGATTGTCGAGCATTTTCTTTTAGCGTTTTCTGTATATCTTTATTTAGCTCGAAGCCTTTTAGTCCAAAAAGCAAACAGATAGCAGATAAACAATAAACTATAAACTTAGGTCTCATTTTTTTATAAATTTTTCTGGATTCTTTTCGAATTTTTGGCCTAGACGAACTATACCTCCAATGACTTCAGGACTTACAACTCCAATAATACCGTAAGCAATAGCTTTTGTTAAAGATGATACATCAGTTTGCTCTAACACAAACCATGCTATACCTGCTGCTATAGCTGCCGTCAAAATTCTTTTAAACTGTTGTTTTACCGATAAACCACTATCTCCAGATAGGAGTCGTGCAAACATTGCAGCAGCTCCTACTAGTGGGACAAGCCATCCTCCGTTAAGAAACTCTTTTAAAATAGACTTTTCGGGTTCCATATAACTATTACTTACACAAAAAAAGCTCTCCTTGCGGAGAGCTTTTTAAGTTTATTTGATTTGATACTAAAAATTTTAGAAATCATATTTCAATCCAGCGCCAATAATCCACTCATCTTCGACATTAAAAGATGAATTATCAAAGTCGTTATTGTTGTATGACAACTTAGCTGAGACAGAAAGCTGATCACTAATAGGGTAGCTAGCTTTAACACCAGCTTCTATAGCCGTATACTCATCTGCAAGGTTCACAGTGAGAAATGGGGTTGCAACAAGATCATTGACTGGAGTACCAACAGGGCGTGACACGCCTAGTTCAACTCCAAACCAATCATTCTCTAGCTCATGCCAAACTGCTGCTGATGCATCAAAAAGGCTGTATCCGTATGTAAGACCAACCGCAACTTCTTCACGATCACCGAAAACAGAGTCAAGACCAGAGAAGCTTGCTTTTGCTTTAAGTTTTTGCCCTGCAACTTCAATTGGTTTGCTGTAAGAAACAGAATATGATGCGTCTGTATCATCGTCTGAATCGGCAAGCCCTAAGCCAATTGAAAAATCACCACCAGCAAGAGGAGCTGTTAATGAAAGAGAGTAATCAAATGAATCTTCTCTTACTGCTAAACCTCTATCTGTAGTGAAGTTGCTAACTGAAATACCACCACTAACACCGATATTATCGGCTAATGTGGTCGCTTGTGTACCTGCATTGCTAAATGCAATGCCCAATATAGTCAAAAGACTAAACAATGTTTTATTCATAATCATTTAATTATGAACAAACTTTAATCTTTTTCAAGAATTATTTACTAGAATTGTAAATTTGTCTTTCTAATCTTCTAAATCTAGTATCAGAGTGCCAAATTTCAGTGGTTTGTGGCGTGTAAATACCGTCAATTGTTTGTATCGTTTTCCCCTCCTGTAATCTTAGAGTAGAAGGCTGATATATGTTCAAATTCCCTACGTTCGGTGTTGAGGTAGTCTCGCAAGAGGTCAGCCCTGTCAGCGCTATGGGTATCACCACGAATCCTAAGGTTCTCAATATCTTGCACAAGCTTTTGCTCTCTCTCTTTAAACTCTTTATATAACTCATAGTAAAATTTTTTATTTTTTAATGTTAAATATAGTTCTATAGATTTTAAAATTGATTTTATTGAACCGACCATCTTAAGGGCAATTGTATGTTTGAGGTATAAATTTTAATTGAGCAACTCCAACATTTCCATTTCCATCTGATAAAAAACCATTCAAATGAACTGAATCTGAATGAAAATCAACCTCTTTTTGCTCAAAAGTAAAAGTTTTATCATCATTTTTAATATTAAAAATTACTGAGCCTGTAACTGATTTACTTTTTGAAACTACTTTTAAATCTTCATTTAATAAATCTTTAACAGTTTCATTTGCCCCTACTACTCTAAAAATAACACTCATATCATATATGTTTTAATTATTATATAATTTTACACTGTTTTTTATATTATAATATAGCAAAAGTGTAAGTATTGTTATGGCAGATGAAGGAAAAAACATAGTAGCAAAAAATTTATTAGATTTGCAGCCAACTGCGATCTTAGAATTTTTCCAGATAGCTTTAACAGACCCAAAAACAGAGAAAACAGAAACTGTATTTTTCCATAATGGTAGCTTGTTTGGAGATAGTATAACTTGGCAGGGTAATAAGTATACTCCAATAGCTATGGAGTCTGAGGGTTTTGAGATGTTGGGCGATAAAAGACTACCAAGACCTAAAATTAGGGTTTCTAATAAAGATTTTTTAATAACTGCATTATTACAAAATTATAATGATTTTATTAATGCTAAAGTAACAAGAAAAAAAGCTTTTCTTAAAAATATAGATGATATAAACTTTGATGGAGGGAATCCTTGGAGTTCAGCTAACGCAGCAGCTGTCATATCCTCTGAAGAATATGTCATAGGTAGAAAAGCGCAAGAATCAAAACTATTTGTAGAATTTGAACTTAGCTCACCATTAGATGTAGAATCATTTAATGTAAATGATAGAGCTATCGTATCAAGTTATTGCTTTTGGAAATACAGGGGTCAGGGCTGTAGATATTATGGTTTACCAATAGAAACCGAAGGTAGTAAACCTTTTACAGATTCAGATGGCAATACGGTAACACCCATATATAGAGGTCTAAGTAATAGTCAAAAGCATTTTTTTGATGATATTAACGCTGAGTGGAATCCTAATCGAGAATACATCAAAGGTGATATAGTTTATGTAAAAGGTAATAAAATACCTAATATGCCTAATCCTAGTAATACAATAGCTAGGACAGAATCACTTATTGATTCAAAAACTGTTTATGTATCTGTTGTTAATGATAATTCTGGAATACATCCTAATGAAGGCCCATCGTTTTGGCAAAAAGATGTATGTTCTAAAAATTTATCAGCATGTAGAAAAAGATTTAACTTAGATAACCAATACACTTATGTAAAAGATGAAATAGACCCTACTGGGTTTAACACAATGTCATTTTTTGGTAATAAATTTGTAAATGAAAATGATTCAATAAATTCAGCTGGATTATTTACAAGCACTGGAGATATAACTGGATTTTTAACTGGAGATTTTACTCTTATGATTTGGGCAAGTGGTAACGCTGCTTCAAGTCAAAAATCAGCAATTGTAAGCACAACTCCTAGAGATGATCAATTTAAATTCTTTAATTTAAGTAGAGTAGACTCACAAGACGCTAGTAGAATAGATGATATTCAATTTAGCTATTCTGGATTCAACCCATATGACCCAAATATAAATCCTGAACAAAGGCAAATAGTAGGCTCAGTTGAAGCCAGCTGGGATTGTTATTTTATAACTCATGAAAAAGGTCTCCCAAATGCAGCTGATGGCCGATCAATAACATCTTTTACGATAGATAAACCAGATACGTTTTTTAGTGCTCAAACAGCTCCAGCTACTGAAAGAGGAGTAAATTTACCCGAAACTTTTACAATAGGAGGTATTGATTTAGGCAATAGTAAACATGCGTCATTAAATGGGTCTTTAGGTCCATGCGCTCTATGGAAGAGAAAATTAACGAAAATTGAACAAAAATATTTAATCCAAGATGTCATAACCCCAAGTAAAGACACTATTGATTTTATTCCGAGAAATTATTCTGAGCTAACTGGAGATTTTGAAAAGATAAGTGGAGATGGAAACTTAGTTGCATGGTGGGACATGACCACTGGAGCTTTGCCTGATAATCATACTGGATTAAAAGATTTACATGAAAATAATATATTTTTAAGTGGTTCAGGAGTTTTTGAAACTGGATCTTTTAGTGTTAGCCTTAATGATGAAGTAGTTATTTCTAACCCTAGTTATTACTACCCTAGATTTGCAGGATTCCCAGGAACAGATGGATTTGGATATGGTCAATGAAAAAATTTAAAACCCCAAAAGCAGCTTTAGAACATATAAAAATCTTATGTAATAAAAACTTAAGATATGAAATATGTGGTTTTTTAGGTCATTGCATTGAAGATAATACTTTTGTAGTAAAAGAAAGCGAAAACGCCTCTGATAATCCTCAATCTTTTTTTTTAGTAGATCCTTTAGAATATTTATTATTTAAGGAGAAGTATGCAATTCTAGCTTTATATCATAGTCACATAGTCGGAGATGAAGAGCCGTCAGATTTTGATAAAGAAATGGCTGAAAATGCTTGTTTGCCTTTTTTAGTTTTTAGTTTAAATACGCAAAAAGTTCATATTTATGAACCACAAAATTCAGATTCAGATGTAAATACATTAGGAAGGATAAAGGCTTTACTATGACTAAAATATATTTACATGGAATTTTAGAAAAAGAATATCAAAAATTCTTTTGTTTAAACTTAAAAAATGCATCTGATTTGATAGATGCGATAGACTGTAATAGACAAGGGTTTAAGGCAAGGCTTATAAATTTACAAAACAAATGTTTCTTTTACGATATAATAGTCAATAAAAAAAGAGTTAAATCTTTCCAAGATTTAAAAGAAAAACCAAAAAGAATTGATTTAGTGCCAGCTATAGCAGGAGCTGGAATTTTCTCAGCTATAGGTGCAGTAGTGTCAGCAGTTTTAGCACCTATAACTGCTGTTACATCTTTTGTAGGACAAACGCTTAGTGCAGGGTTTTCTGCACTAACTGGATCTTTAGGTGGTGGAGCAGGTGCAGCAGCAGGAGCAGGTACAGCAGCAAAAGGAGCTGGTGTTTTTGGAAGTATTGCTAAATCTGTAGGTTTAGCTGCTATAGCCTCTATGCTCGCACCAAAACCAGATTTAGGCTTGCCAGCCCAGCAAGAAATTTCCGCTGTAGCCAACGCATTAACTCAATCTTATATATTTTCTTCGAAGACGAATTTAGCACAACAAGGATCTTTTTTGCCTATTGGTTATGGTAGATTAAAAGTTGGCTCAGCGGTTGTTCAGTCATGTATTAAATCATTTCCATTAATAGTGCCTGATGAAAAAGCTCTCCAGTCTAATACTTTTATATCAAAAAGCACAAATATAGACGCTCCAATATCAGCAAATTCTTTTGTATTATAATGAAACATATACATAAAAAAACAAAATTTGCTGGAGCTAACCAAGCCAGTCCTCCAGTTTTTAGACCTCCTAAACTTGGGGAGATGCAATATGGAGCATCATATAGTTTTTTAGAAACTTTAGATTTGATAAGCGATGGACCGATACAGGGTTTAGTAAACAAAAATGCTGAAGTTGTAAATGGTCCAGATTTATTGCAAGGGATTTATTTAAATGACTCACCAGTTCAAGTAAGTTTAAAAAGCGATTCATCTAAAGTTAATATAGCAGACGGCAGTTCAACACAAGCTGATATAACTGGAGATATTACCCTAACTAATTTTTTCAATCATCTTGCAGACTCTAATCCTGATGATTTAATAGTAGAGCCAAATGGTCAACTTACAAACTTTACTGGCAAAGCAGGTTTAATAGCTCCTGATTGGTCTCAATTTGGTGCTGGAGATGATAGTGTTCACACTTTCAATACAAATTCTAATGCATCTAATGGATTTGTATATGGAGGAGTATCTTATAAACAAGACGATGATGAAGAAACTAAGGGCAAATTAAATGGAACATGTGTCAGTGTAAAAAATGATTTTCCAAGGTTTGGTCTTTTCATGGGGCCAGAGGATGGTAGTGAGCTAACAGATTTTAATAAAGTTCCAGCAGATGTAAAACTAGTAAATCAATCTGGTGTTAAAAGTGTTTTAGAAAGAGATACAAACGAAAACGTTGTCACTAAAGCTAAAATCAAAGATTATCTAATATATTCAGATTTAACTAATATATCAGTTATTAACACAACTGCTAATATAAGTGATTCATCAACTATAAGTTTAGCTGATGGCATTTATACATTTAATGGAGCGGGTATAAACCAATACATTCAAGATGTCACTGCTGATATAGTGGGTAATTCAACTAAAACGTACAGAGTCGAGTTTACTGTATTTGATTATGTAGAGGGGAGTATAAAAGTACGTTTTCCTTTTAATGCTTCAAGTGAAGGCTTCACAAATGTTTCAGCGAATGGGACATTCAGCTTTACGTTTTTAGGAAATGACGGCAATAAGCTATTCCTTCAAACTCAAAGCGCTTCAAATACTTTCAAAATTAAAGATATTTTTGTTTATGATGTAACTGATGATGCCATTCCAACAAATTACAAATCTTTATTTGCTTTTGGTAATGATAAAAACAGCCTTTTCTTTAAAGGTGAAGAGGGTGAAGATATGCAATATTTTGGCAAAGGTGTAAAGTCATCATCTTCAATGCTATCGCAGATACTAAGTTCTGAATTTTTAGATTTAGTATCTTTAAAAGAAGCATCTAGGGGTAATGATGCTAATGATAATTTATATCAAATAGATTTAGTAAATAAAGCTCTTAATAATCTTGGAGATTTTATAGAAAAAGATAATGGCGACACAATAATAAATTCAAAATTAAACGAGGATTGGAAAGAAGCCTTTACAAATTTTTTAAATAATTTAGATAAAGAAATATTCCTAATATATAGACCTTTAGAAACTCAGGCTGGTTTAAACTTTAATATTTTAGACCCAGATGGTCCTACAAAAAAAGTAGAAGGCTTTACTTATAATTCAATTGTTGATTACTCTTTTAGATTTACAACTAGTATTGGCAATGATTTAGAGGTGCTTGCTAATAATAATGATAAATTAGAAGTATTTGATTTTTTAGTCCCAGAAATAAATTTAAATGGCGATCTACAACAAAAGGTCCATGGGTTTTACTTAATAGCTCTTAAAGATCAAGCTAAAAAATCTACCACTTTAAAAAATCGAGGCGACACAGGTGAATACGCTTTTAGAACACAAAAAAGAGGAATAGATAAAAATTTAGTTACAATTATAAAACAACTATCAACTTTTGAATATAAGCAAACTAATTCTATTTCATTTGTAGAACCACTTAAATTAAATCAAAAATTTAATTACTCTAATGTTCTAGCAGAATTAAAATTAGGTACTGAAAATCAAGACCCTTTTAAATTTTTTAATAAAATTTATATTGATAAACCTTATGATAGTTTTCTTTATGGTCCTTATAGAGTAAATCCAGAATTTAAAGTTCAAAGAATCGTATCTGATACTAAATCATTATCAGAATTTGATTTTAATACTACTATTTCTGAGGACAGCATAGAGGGAAGCACCGACTTAAGAACAGGTAAACCTTTGCCAGCAGATGGTTTTGATGCAGTTTCTAGTAGAACTAATTTTTTAAATTATTCTGATTGGGCTGATGCATTAAATCCTAGTTTTGATGAATTGTCATCTCCAGTAACGCACACTGTTTATAATCCTAATATAGAAGAAGTATTTGTAACTTTAGATATACAAGAATTAAGAGACACTTTGCATTCTGAAATAAAACCAGTTGTTTTAGCTAATGAAGAAGAAGAAGCTGCTAGAAAGTTAGGGGCTGGTGTAAATTATCCAGCTCTACTTGAAGTTCGTGTAAGCACTGGATTAATAGACCCTAAAACTAATAAAAAAACAAGGAATGGAGAAGTTAGAGATTATCATTTTGTAGCTTTAGTGAACTCAAGTGTTTTAGTTGATTTAGGTAATCCTGAAAGTTCTCCTAATGATTTCCCTTGGGTTAAATTAGATTCTTTTAAAAGTTCATCTACAGAAAGTAAAATAAATACACCGATTAAATTACCTCCAGCGATTAGAGTTGGAGCTGCTGGAGTAGGTGAAGGTAATGAAGAGGTTCCTCATAGATATGTAGAGGTTGAGAAAATATCATGTGAGACCAGCTCTGTTTTATTAACTAGAAGTGTATCTTTATCAAAAGTTACTGAAATAATACCTGTTAATTTAAGTTATCCTTTTTCAGCCATAATAGGCACTAAACTTGATTCCAGATCTATAGATGGAGTTCCCACTAGGAACTTTGATTGTAAATTAAAATTAATAAAAATACCAAGTAATTATCATCCTACAAAAGTAAACGGACAAGATAAAAGATACTATACATCCGTAGATGAATTTAATAATACCTCTGATAATGATAAAATAGTTTATGATGGAGATTGGGATGGGACTTTTCATGATGATTTAAAATGGAGTGATAATCCAGCTTGGATTCTTTATGATCTACTAACAAATAAAAGATACGGTTTAGGTGAACATGTAAATGAAAACACTATAAATATTTGGGAGTTATATAAAATTGGTAGATTTTGCGACGCAGTAAATGATGATGGAGCTTTTGTTGGTGTGTCAGATGGTCAAGGTGGACTTGAACCTAGATTTGCTTGCAACATAATGTTTAATAATAATGAAAAAATTTATGATGCAATTTATCAAATAGCCGCACTTTTTAGGGGGAGTATATTTTTTGGTGATAACCAAATAAATTTTGTAGATGATAGACCTAGATCACCTATTTGCTTGATTACAAATGAATCAGTAAAAGGGGGTATGTTTAATTATTCTAATAATAGAAGAGATGAAATTTTTAATACTGTAGAAATTACATACAATGATAGATTTGATAATTTTCTACCAAAAATAGAAACTATTGAAGATGAAGAGGATATAAGAAGAAGAGGCGTATTTAAGACTAGGATTCAAGGAGTAGGTATGACTTCAAGAGGGATGGCTAGGAGAGCCGCCTCGCATTTATTATTTCACAAAGTAAATGAGAATCAAACAATCACATTTCAAGCTGGACTGTCAAGTCTACTATATAGACCTGGAGATGTAATAGAAGTTCAAGATGAATTAAAATCAAACCTTATAAACTTTGGTAGAGTTTTAGCTGTAGACGCAGATAAACAAGAAATTAGGATTAGTAATTCTTTTGATAACACTCAAATGAGTGGTCGTTTAACATTATTTAATCCTACTGGTATTGATACTATATCAGACCTTAATACTATATCGCAAAAAAATAGAGAAAGGGCAAAATCTACTTTTAATATTAGTGGAGATTTAGCTAGTTCCAGTTCAACTGCTGTATGGACAGCTAATTTTACAGGTGATTATGATTTTTCTGGATATAGACAAGGTTATACAGGAAATGAGGGTGGTTTTGAAGAATATGCAACTTACACTGGAACTGGCTCTAATATTTTATATTTTGACACTACATTAACTGGTTGGGTTTTTGCAACTGGCAATAGCTTTGAAAGAGATAATGATTTTGCTAAATTTATAAGCGCAACCACAACAATAGGACAAAATACTAAACTACAAAATTTTGCTACTGGTGATTTAAAAAATTATGATGCATCAGCTAGTAATAATAGAGGCTCTAATACTTTTGATTTAAAAGGCACTTTCTCTGGAGATTTTACTAATGAAAGCTTTACAAATGGAATATTAGAATCTGAAATTGACGTAAATTCACCAAGCCAAATAGATGTCGTAACAATTACAGGTAGTACTGTAAATCAAGCTTACGGAACATTAGTTTCTGGTATTGAAGCCTCTAAGACTGGTCTACTGCAAAACATTAAAGTTGGAAGTCCTTGTAGTTTTCAAAAAAGCGGGGCATCACCAATTACATTTAAAGTTTTAGAGATAGCAGAGGTAAACACTAATGAATTTGCAACAGTAGCCAGCCTGTATGAATCTGGTAAATATGACCTTATAGAAAGCGATAAAAGTATTACAACCTTATCAAATACTTTTAGTTATCAAAATGCATCATCACAAATAAATCAACTAATATATCACAATCTCACACCAGTAACAAACTTAGCTATCGCTACGGGTGATGTGCCTGAAGTTGGAGAATTTTTCGTAAGTGGAAGTTGGACAGATCCAAATGGATCAAACGCTACTGGGTATCAAGCTATACTTTTACAAAATAATTTTCCAACTTTTGCAAGAACAGAAAATACCTTCGCTGTTTTTAGCGGTTTAAGTGAGGAGGTCGGGACTTACTCTTTAAGAGTTAAAGCTTTAGGTGCTGGTGCTGATAATATGTCAGTTTTAAATGCTTACTATGATTCTGCTTTTGCAGTTCATAATGAATTCTTAGTTCCTGAAGAAGGCTTAACACATGACAAATCTTTCCTAGAAAATTTCACGATAAATTAAAATGCCTAGAGTTACAATATTAGATACTACATCAACTGGTTTTATACCTTATTACTCTGGGGCGCATACTTCATATGTAAATTCAACTAGCGCAGGTGGAGTTTATGCTAATTCAGGATTACACGAGGGTTTTGTTATAGCAGCAAGCACAGATATTAACGATATTACCACTGGTATAAAATCATCTGATTTATCAACAATTATTTTTTCATCTGGTAACATAATAACTGGAGCAACTGGACAAGGAGATATCCGTGGAACTGGAGATGGGTATTTTCATGGTGGAACATTCGCTAGCAAAAGTCTCGAT